TTGTATTTCCCGCACGCAAACGCTTCTGCGCTTTTGGTCAAGTATGTGGCCTTCAATCATTAACTCGGCAAAAGTGTGCGACTTGCCAGAACCTCGCCCACCCCATGCACCCTTATAGCGGCTTGGCCCTAGCAACGGCACAGCCCACTCAGGCGTTTGGATTTGCAGGGTTTTACCCATTTTTGATTACTACACGCTCAATCTTTGTGAATTCAAGCGGTGCACCATCAGGACCAGTCAGTTCGTGCTTTTGAGTTTCTGCCCACCGCATCTGGGTCTTGCTCCACCAGATAGCCGCGGTTGTGTCGCCAGCCATCACCTTACTAAACAGCGTCTTGCCTACTTGGGCATTGGCTTTAGACTTGCCGCTAACCAGTTCGGAACTGAAGTGCGCCCGCAGTGTATCAATATGGATGCCATCCCGCACTAATGCGCCAATTTGCTCAATAGGCAAACCGTAGCCTGACAGTGCTTCTACTTGTTTGCGCTCGGCAGCAGTCGGCTCAAAAGCTGGCCTGCCAGCGCCTTCACGAGCGCCGCCATAGTTTGGGTCTTGTGCTTTTTCTGGCACAGTTTTTGTCTTTTTGCTTTTTAGAATTGGTTTTTCAAGTTTAGTCATATTTCACCAGTATGCGTTAAAAGCCTTGAGTGGATAGAATACCAAACTATTTCGATACCCGCCCTCCGCCGTTGGGCGTATGGGCGTAACGCCATGCACATTGCGCCAAGCTGGATACACAAGCATTGAATTATCTCGGCTGTCCACGGTTGCGCCATAGTCAGGAACGGTCGTGTTTCCGCCTCTCGCATTTTCCTTTTTCGCAATAATGACATTTACACAGCCCTCTAGATTTCCTGCGTCTCTATGGAAAGGCGCAGAAATGTTGAAGTTGCTAATGCTAGATGTAAATAATTCCCCAAACCTAAACTTTGGAGGTACTTTTTCACTGATGATGCGCTTTTGTGACGTGTAAATTTCTGGTGTTATTTCTTGTATCAGCTTTTCTGATTCTTTGCACAACATAAGCATAGCTTTGATAAACGTTTGCGCTGATTTAACCTGATGGACGCTTGATATTGCTGGGTACGGACGTTTCATATGAGGTTTCGGTGGGCATCCGCCCAATATGGTGCTGTATTGTTTTACCTCAAATTCGCTATCTCGCATCCCGCTAGATCGCCGCATCTCACTTTTTGGGACTCGGTCGCTAAGCAATTCGGCATTGGCAACATCAGCTAATTGCTTAATTTTGCCTGTTAGTTCTTTTATGTAAAAGCCAACAGGCATACCATCTGCCAGAAACATTGTGTCATCAATGATATTTGGCTCTATGTCTCCGCATACATCGCCAATTTTCACTTGATGATCTATTTTTTTTAATTCGATAATTTTCATGGTAACCCGTACCTTTTTCTAAGAACAGCAATATTTTTATCACTTGCCCATAATTTGATATGCGATAAAACATCATCTCTTTGCCATTTTTCAGAGAACTTTATCAATGGTTCGTATTTGCTAACCAAATATTGGCATTCCTTTTTTTTCATAGCCTCACGTTCTGTTTCTGAGCCATATCCACCGACGCTGTATCTTGCAAAATATGGAACGCACCAATTCAAAACTAATACATTTTTATGTCGCACTAAATTTTCTGCTGTCCATGCGTAATCGTCTATAGATTGAGCATTCGGATCAAATTCATATGTAGATTTTTTTACTAACCAAAATCTGCCATCTGCGAGACCTCTTGTAGTAAATTTATTTTTTAGATTGCGTGGATTGTCATGCAATCCAAATCCAACTAAATGAATGTTGTTTGCATCTGCAATTTCTATTAATTTTGGGAAAAATTTAAACATCTCTCTAAGAGAAATTTGATGTATCTTTTTTAATCTAATCGCTTGTTGATTACCCGCGTTTACATCTCTAGATAATGTTTTACTAAAAATGTATTCTTCAGGGTAACTGTAAATTTTTTGGAAATCATCACTTGCAAAAACAGCCCATTCGTTTATGCTCATCATTCGTAATGCAGAGTTCCTTTGATGCGCCAGTCCTTTTCCATTTCTCGTAACAATCGGTTCACCAAAAAGCGTATTACCCTTTTCAAACTTATCGACATCATTTTCGTTATGCATCATTACATAATGATTTATATCGCTATCTGCCAAAGCTCGTGATGTCGTTGCCGTAGCATATCTATTGTAGAAAAATGTGAATACTTTCACAGTTTCTCTTTTTCGTTACGCAGGTGATTTATTAGCATCATGCCTACATAGGCTTTTTGCTCGCGCCAAAACTTCACGAGTTCTTGGGCCTCTTCGTAATGTTCTGGCTCAAACTCAATTTGTATGGCTTTTCTGACTCCATCAGCCATATCTTCTAACTGGTCATCAATATCTGCGCCATCCAACACAGAATAATCGACATCTGAATTACCAAATTCGGATGGATCAAATCCGGTTAATTCTAAGTTAAACCCCATTTCTCCGATCTCACCCAACTCCAAAGCCAGCATCACATTGTCCCAGCCAGCATTTAGCGCAAGTTTGTTGTCAGCCAGCACATAAGCACGTTTCTTAGGTTCACTCCAGCCCTTCGCCACCATCACAGGAACCTCGGTGATGCCAAGTTTTTGTGCTGCTAACGTGCGCCCGTGTCCAGCGATGATGCCACCCTGCTCATCTACCAGCACTGGCATAGTCCAACCCCATTCTTTAATGCTTGCGGCAATTTGCCCAACCTGCTCATCACTGTGAGTTCTCGCGTTTCTAGCGTACGGAATAAGTTTGCTTGTTTTCCACTTTTCCACTTTATCTGCTGGGTTCATACGATCTCCGTTGGTTTAGGTAAGTTTACAGGCCAATCGGCTTCAAGTGCTTTTATTGTGGCTTTGTGAGCATCTATCCACATTTTTTGCCGTTCTTCTTTGCTCAAGTTTTTGCCTTGGTCGACTTCGTAATGGCATTTCAAGCACAAAGCAGCCACTTGATTGTCATCAGCTTTGATACCTCTACCCTTACCACTACCCCAGTTTGTGTGTGCCGCTTGAACCATATACCCTGAACCACATGCTTGGCAGTCAAGGCTTGCCACCATTTGCAAAAGTTTCTTGCTTCTGATGTACTGATGTTTTTGAAAACTCATGTGATATGCACCACCAAATGATTGTTTGAACGGATGTAGTTGATGGTTTTGTCAATCATTCGCTCAAATTCAGCCCTGCTTATACTGGTGCGCTGAAGGTCATGAAGCTCGTAAAGCTCTTTTATATACCTAATACCAGTACCTGAAAGCCCCATCTTGCGGGTTTTTTCGTACCTATGTGCTGCCGCTTCCATTTCTTTTTGCACAATCTCGCAGACTTCCAGCACTTCAATACCAATCCCATTTATGGCCATAATCTCAGCAATATTAAGCATATCCACCAAAATACGCCAATCGTTTGTTGTGGCATTACCTTTGATCATTGAATCAATTGCGCTTAATTCGCCCAGTCTGAGTACATCTAGCTTATCTTCTGCGGTAATTGCTGCGCCAGTAATTGCGTATTCAATTGGGTTGACTTTTGCCCAAATTTTTCTGCGACATTTTTTTCTCATTGGTGCGCCTTGTCTTGCATTCGATTCGTGGCTTCCCTTGTTCGCCAAATCTCGATGTCCAGTCTTGCCGCCTCAATTTCCCACTTTAAAGTTTCTTCTTTTTCGATAGAAGCTGCCAAACCTTTCAGTAATTGCAAATATGCTGGGTCTGCATATGCTTCCCGTTCCTGTGCATTTGCTGCCTCGTAACCCATTTCAAGCGCATTTTTCATCAGCAAAGCCTTTTTGGACTTCCTAAATTCGTCAAGATAAACCCTTTGCGCTTTGGCCTCACCGTAAGCTGCGGCCTTATCTCTGATGGCTTGCGCTGCATCTTCTGGTCTCATTTCAACTCCATTATTGCTACATCTACTCCAGCCACAGCCGAATAAATCTTTTTTAAGTTCAATTCAACCACTTGCACATCGTCAAGATAAACCGTGCCATTCATTGCGTCTAAAATTGCTTTTCCAATATTGTCAATGTCGGGTTTCTTTGCGGGTCGTTCAGTTCCAGCTAAACACGCCTCTGTGCGCTTTTTTGAGTACGACTGAGGAATAGATACCCTGATGTGCAAATAAACGCTTACAGGGGTCTCTAACGGCTTTTGTGACCCCATTGCTTTACTGGCGCACTTTTGGATTTCAGTTTCGTAATCAAGGGTTGCTTGGTCGGTGTAAACCTTGGTGAACTTTCCATGTCGGGAAAACCTCGGTCTGCCTTTGCCCTTGGGTTCAAGCGGCACATCAAAGACGATTGACATCACGCTGTTTCTCCATCAATGCAATCAAGGTATCTACTCCAACCTGCCCACGCCGTTTCTTGATGCCCAGTTTCACAGTCTCCCACCATGCTTGAGCTTCTTGTTTCCCCGGTTCCCGCTGTTTTTTGCGGTATCTGCGAATCCAGTCCCGTGCCTCGGTCTGGCGCAATGTCTCCAGCATCTCGCAACGCTCGGTTGATGTCAGCAAGGCTAAATTCTTGGCCTTCCCGTCTTCTGTCCAGTAAAGATTTGTGGTCATACATCAGAAAGCCTCATCATCTTGCCAATGCTGTACTGGTGGGTGAGTAAATTTCGCAATGTCAATGTCTCTTGCTGTTGCTGGTTTTTTGTCCGACCATTGATGACTTGAACACATCGGTCTTTGGCCTTCCATCCAAATTGCCCAGCGTTTTGCGCATCCAGCCGCTGAACACATCAAATGGTCAAAGTTGTCTTTCGGCTCTTCTTTTCTGAAATTAGTGATTGCCATGGTATTTCCCTTCTACGATTTTTGCAAAATTGCTGGGTTTCAAAATCCACTCAAGGTCGGCAGTAAATGCACGACCGTCCTTGCTGTTCACCTTTCCAGTCAAGAACTTAGATTTGCCGATGTGCTGGAAAAAATCACCCCACCAATTCAGCACATGGCTTGTATCTATTGTCTTTTCCTGTGCAAGTTCTTCAGCAACCTCTCGCCATCTTTGCCGCAAATATCCCTGTCTTGTTGCGTTCCAAACCTCGACTTTTCGTAGTGTTGGTAACCACTGGTGGTAAAGCTCAATGACTCCTTTGTGTTCGCAGTCTGGTAATTTTTTTGCAGGCTCATGTTCACCCTCGGGTGGACATATATATGTATCCTGATTATTAGTTTCTAGTTTATAGTTTATAGTTTGCTTAACGCTGGGTTCAGCTTCGGTTACCGCTGGGATACCCACTGGGTTCTTTTTACGACCACCAAGTCGACCATTTGCCCTATTTTTCTCAGCCATCGCGTGATACTGCTGTATCAGATCATCACATTTTGCGTGATACCATCCATCCTCATGTTTAACAAACATATCTTGTAAGACTTCGTTAACCACTTCGACCGCCATTCGCATCCTTTTGGCAACCCACTGGGTATCCATAGGAATTTTTTTTTCTGTGTCGTAGTACATATCTAAAAGTCTGCGATATGCTAAGTCCTCCTCATTT